GCTCCGGGTCGACGGGAAGTATTACGGCAGCTACACCGACGACATCGTCATCGTCATCGAGGCGGCGACGAACGGCCTGGCCGCGTCGTTCAACCTCAAGGTAGTGAGGAGCGGCGTAGTGAAGGAGACGTGGCCGAACGTCAACATGGACCCGACGAGCTCGAGCTACGTCGAGACCGTGGTCAACGACGTGAACCTCGGCTCGCGCCTCATCGCCGTCGACGACCTGCTGCTGACGCCGCTCCCGATCAAGCGTCCGGCGAACGGGACCTCCGCCGCGCTGACCGGCGGCGACGACGGCCTCGTCGGGATCACCGACGCGGACTATGTCGGCAACGTGGCCGGGCCCACGGGCCTCTACACGTTCGACCGCATCCGCACGATCCGCATCCTCATCGTCCCCGGCGTCTCGACCGAGGCGGTGCACAAGGGGATGCTGGACTACGCCGAGGTGGATCGGAACGGCTCGATGTTCTGCTTCCTCGACTGCCCCGTCGGCCTGACGAAGACCGGGATCGTGACCTACGTCACGAGCGCCGGCCTCCTCGAGTACAGCGAGTTCGGCGCCATCCACTGGCCGCGCATCAAGGTCGCGAACCCGCAGCCCTCGATCTACGGCACGGACGCGAGCATCACGGTCCCGCCCTCGGGCTGGATCGCCGGGAAGTGCGCGGCGAACGACCAGAGGATCGGCGGCGTGTACGAGGCGCCGGCCGGGTACGGCGACGGCTGGGGTGTCATCCGCGGGATGACCGGCGTCGAGGACGATCCGCAGGGCCTGTCGGAGCACCAGGTGCTCGACGAGAAGTGCCGAGACTACGTCTACCCGTACCGCATCAACCCGTTCAACCGGACCACCGGAGGGCTGTGGTACGTCGACGGCTCGAAGACCCTGAAGAGCACCGGCAACTTCCCGAGCATCGGCGAGAGGCGCGGCGTGATCTTCATCGGCCAGACGCTCGTCGAGGGCCTCCAGATCTTCCGCCACCGGTTCAACAACCGGACGAACCGGCAGCGCGCCGCTCGCACGATCACTCAGTTCCTGATCGGCGAGATGAACAAGGGCGCGTTCCGCAGCAACAACCCGGCCGATGCCTTCTTCGTCGACGCGAGCGACGCGCTCAACCCGGTGATGAACGAGTTCGCCGGGATCATGACGATCAGAATCGGCCTCGCGACGAACAAGCCGACGGACTGGATCATCCTGCTCATCACGCAGGACACCAGGGCGCTCGAGGAAAGCCTCGCGGCGTAGAAGGAGGATGAGAGATGGGAACCCCGACCAATTGGGACAAGAAGTTCTCCTTCCTCGTGGAGATCGATGGCGTCGCGCGGGCCGCGTTCACGCGATGCAGCGAGCTCTCCGCCGAGACCGAGGACGTGACGCACCGCGAGGGCGGGCGACTGCACCCGCACAACGCGCCCGGGCTGGTGACGTTCTCCGAGGCGACGCTCGAGCGCGGCGCCTGCGATGACTACGACCTCTACAACTGGTTCCGCGACACGTACGACGCCGCCGCCGGCACCGGCATGTGCCCGCCGGACCTGTTCCGCACGATGGACATCGTCCAGCTCGACCGCTCGCGAGAGGAGCTCAGGCGCTTCCGCTGCTTCAAGTGCTACTGCAAGAAGTGGTCGGCCGGCGACTGGGACAACGACGCGAGCGAGGTGCGGATGGAGTCGGTCATCGTGAAGTTCGATTACTTCGAGCAGGTTCCGGCCTGATCGGAGTCGCCGCGTGTGCGGCACTAGGCAAGGGTCACAGCCAGCGAGGGGCGCTCACCGCGCCCCCGCTGGCAGGGTCCCGCGATGCGGGATTGAGAAACAGGAAAGGCAAAGGAGGGGTCTATGAAGCGTGACACAGTAAAGCTCCCATCCGAGATGGTCATCGACTTCCGTCAGCTCACGCTGAAGGAGGAGAACTACCTGGCAGCCGCGGCGCGCTCCAGGAAGGGCTCGCAGGAGAAGACGCTCGTCGAGGTCGTCGCCCGGTGCACCGAGGCCATCGTGGAGCCGGGGCCGTACCCGTGGGCCAAGCCCGGACAGAAGCCTGTGTGGAACGACATGCTGAACGGCGACTTCTTCAAGTCGCTGATCGAGCTTCGCAAGCTCTCGTACCGCGAGGGCAAGGAGTACGACATCGACCTGAAGTGCCCGAACCGGGCGTGCAACAACGCGTTCGGGTGGACCGTGGATCTCGACAAGGATCTCCTTGTCAAGAGGCTCCCCGAGGAGTCCGCCGCGGCGCTGCGCGAGGGACGCCCGCTCGAGGCCGTCGTCGCCGGCAAGAAGGTCTTCTACAACCTCGGCATGGTGAAGGACACGGCCTTCCAGGAGAAGCTCGACAAGCGGTTCCCGGGCCGCGAGATGGCCTGCCTGCTGCGCGCCAGAATCGTGAAGGTAGAGGGCGTGGACCCGAAGGATCTGATGAACTGGCTCGACGGCGAGGGCAAGGGTCCGTACGAGGGGCTGACGAGCGACGACGCCGAGGATCTCCGCAGCGAGTTCGAGCGGACCGACTGCGGAGTCGACACGGAGATCGAGGTCGAGTGCACGCGGACGTCGTGCCGGAACGTGTTCAGGCTCGATCTCCCTTTCTTGCAAATTCTCTCGCCTACCCGCGCTGTCAAGAACCGGAGGAAGCGGCGGGAGGAGCAGGGGGATCTCGAGACTCCGGAGGTTCCGGAGACTCCGACGACCGACGACCTCCTGGATGGTTCGGACTCATCGGAGGGCTGACGGAGGATGAGGTGCGGAAGCTGAGATTCAACATCGCGTGGCTGCCGCTGTTCGGGGCGGGGCTCCAGATCAGCTACTCCGACACCGAGGACCTCCCCGTCTCCGAGGCCGCGGACCTGTTCGAGATGGCCGTCGAGCAGCGCGAGGCAGAGATCAGGGCCGCGTTCAAGGGGAAGTCCTGATGCTGAATAGCATGGGAGCGGGATTCGTTGTCCGGGCCTACGACGCCGCGACGCCGGTCATCAAGAAGATCGGCGCCGGCTTCGGCTGGCTGCGCAAGCAGTCCGGACGGATGGCCTCCGGGATGAACCAGTCGCTCGGCGCCACGGCGACGGGGTTCATGGCGCTCCACGCCGGGCTCGGGATGATCTCGCTCGCGAAGGAGGCGGCCGACGCCGCCGGGAAATTCGAGCAGAACCTGGTCGCCGTCGGGAAGGTGTCCGGGGCGACGGCGCATGAGCTGAACAACCTCAAGGACGCCGCGCTCAACGCCGGACTCTCTACGAAGTTCTCTCCGGACGAAGCCATCGAGGGCTTCGCCGCGCTCGCCACGCAGGGCCTTCGCGCGTCGGAGGCGATCCAGGTGCTCCTCCCGTCCCTCGATCTCGCGACGGGCTCGATGGGGAAGCTGGGCGTGGAGGGCGCCGCCAACGCGGTCGTTGGCTCCATCAAGGCGATGAACTTCGAGCTGACGGAGGCGGCGCGCGTCACGGATCAGCTGCTCAAGATCGAGCAGCTCACCAACTTCTCGACGAAGGACTTCGACCTCGTTCTCGGGCGCACCGCCTCGGCCGCGAAGATGTACGGCCAGAGCTTCGAGGACATGCTCATCTCCATCGGTCTCATCCGGAACATGAACGTGGACGCCGAGGTCGCGTCGACGGCGCTGCGCGAGGCGTGGAGGAGACTCGCGTCCGACGAGGGAGCGCAGCAGGCCGTGACGTCGAGAGGTGTGGACATCTTCGACAAGAAGACGGGGAAGATCCGCGACTCGCTGTCGGTCATGTCGGAGCTCATCGCGAAGACCCAGACCCTGAACGACAAGGACCGCATGAGGATGATCACGCAGGCGTTCGGCGTGAGGGGCATCGCCGCCTACAACGCCGTGGCGAACGCCACCTTCACGGTGATGAAGAACGGCGAGCCGATCATCCTCCGCGACATGAACGCGATCAACGCGATGCGGTACGAGCTCTCCGCCAACGGAGAGGTGCTGAACGCGAACCAGGAGGCGGCGCTCAAGCTGGCGCTCGGCGTCGACGACCTGAGCCGCGTGCTCAACACGGCGACCGGCGTCTCGAAGGACTATCGCGACGCGCTCCTCGACACCTACGAGGGGCAGAAGCAGCTCATCAGCGGGGCCTGGAAGACTCTCCTCATCGTGATCGGCGAGGACTTCGCGAAGGCGATGCAGCCCTTCGCGAAGGCGATCTTCGAGGCGATCAAGGCGGTGGCGCTGTTCGTGAAGTCGATGTCGCCCGAGGCGAAGCAGATGATCTTCAAGTTC